TGAGGCTCTTCTTGAAAGCACCCCTCTTGATGGTCTCGCGGAATCCCCTGGGGGATCTGCCGATTGTCGTCATCTGGTTGAAGGGAGCGGCCCGGCCGTGCAAATGGTTGTCGTCACTCGCCGTAGGCGCAGCATCCCCGCGCAGGTAACGGTACTCAATAACAGGCTTGATACCCGAGCGTTTCGTCATATCAACTTCCTAGTGTGGGAGGCGCTTTAGGCGGTGCCACCGGTTCCCCGCCGAGAGGGCCTTCTGTGCCCTGCATGTTCGCCGGTACCAGAATCTCATCAAGACCATCCTTGGGTGGCATATTTTCCTTCAGTCTTGCTTCATTGCGGGTCATCCATCCGCCGACCGTGATAGCCTGCGAGTAAGCTGCAAAGCGTTCTGTCATAGAACCGCGCATCAGGCGGTCAAGGTCAAATTCGCTGTACTGGTTTTTCACCGGGATGACTTCGCGGCTGGCCCTCTGTTCCATGCGGTTTGTGTATCCGCTAATTGTGTAAGAGACAAAGCCGATGTTCTGCTGCTCGATCCCGGCGCCCCACGAGGTGCTCTTTTCGGTGTCACCCATAAGATGCGGAGGAATACCGAACATTTTAGCAATCTCAGTGGTTTCCCAGCGTCTTGATTCGAGAAACTGCAAATTCTCGGGGTTGATCGTAAGCGGCTGAAAGTCCGTTTCGGCGTCAAGCACTGCGACCTCTGCGGCGTGACGCACTCCGCCCATCTTCTGAATCCATTTGTTGCGGATTGTGTCAGCCTGCTTCTGCGTTGACAGGGGCGCTTTCACTTTGATGATTCCGCTGAGGACGGTACCTTTGGCATAGAATCTGGCGGCCAGCTTGTCGCCTGCCACAGAGGTTCCCATTGTGCGAGCCGCATAGCCGATCGGGCCAAGGCCCTGCATGCCGTCGTATCCCATCGCGGGGATATGCATAACCTCAAAGGTGGTCAGGATAACGGGCTTGCTGGCTTCATCAACAACCCCAGTGCGAGGATTAAGTTGCTTGACCTCGAAAATTTTCTGCTTTGTCTCGGGGTCATATTTGACCTTTACGCGCTCAGGGGGAATTGGCTTCAGGTCCACAATGGGACCGCGAGCGCGGCTGTCGCCGTTGATTCCGGTACCCGCCCTGATCTTGCGAACGAAGGCGTTACCCCATAGGCAAAGGTGAACGACAACCAATTCCCAAAGCTCGAACTGGGTGTAAGTCATCAGGGTGTTCGCGGGATCAAAGATAGCCGGGAATACCTCTACCTTATCGGGCTTCTTGTATGTGCGCAGCGGGCATCCTGCGATAACGGTTGACAGCAGTTGCACACAGCGAAAGACGGTGGGAATTGTGAGAGAGGATTCCTCGGTGACAGATTCACCAGCGTCGGTCATCGAGATAGCGCCAAAGACGTTATCGAGACCTACAGCCTGAAGAGGGACCGCTGGGTTTTCGAAGGGGTTCGCCAGAAGACCTGACCCCAGCCTGCGCTCGCGCACTTCGCGGCTGTTGAACATGGTCATGGCTTACCCGTTTCGTGGTTTCTCTGCTGCTCCCTGTCGTTCTACTGCCAGGATTGCGCCGACACCACCGATGATCAGGGCGATAGGTATGCTGTATTGCGCGATGCCCACAAGCACGCTTCCCGCGCCAGCGCACTGCAGGACCATCTGGCGTCTCGATATGGTGAACTTGGGTGCAGCATAAGACCAGGCGGTGGTGAACCCTGATGCAATATTGTGACGCCACGACGAAAGCTTTTTCCTGTAATCCATGCCTCTTCCTAAGGTCAGAGCGCCAGAAGGGCGACAGCCACCGAGGCTGAGAACAGTCCTGCCATCGGAACCCACGGAGGGATAGTGAAACCGCTTGCGACGAATGTCAGCAGCCATAGGCCGGAAAACAGTACCGCAGCGAGAGCGGCAGCGACCGAGAGAAGTCTTTTCATGGTGGCGCACTCCTGCGGTTAAGTCGGCGGGCGGTTCTTATGCGGTGGCAGTTGGAGCATACGAGATCGCATTTAGCGACTTCCGCCAGGATCTTTGCCATGCTGGCGCCATTCCTGACAAGCTGGCTGATGGTGTCGATCTTGTGTTCACCGGGACGGTGATCGAAGTCCATGCAAACGGCGGGGAATTTGTTCTTGCAGTCCATGCAGGGGTGATTGCGCAATTCGTCAACCATGAGGTGAATAGCGAGACGGCGTAGATCCTGGTTTTTGCGCCTTGCCATATGACCGCCTTTACCAGACGAACCCTACCTCTTCGATGGGTTTCGAGTGGCGCTGCCCTTGCGCGTCCTGCCATACGTACATGTCTGTACCAGGTTCAGTTAGCCAGAAACCCGCACGGTCTACGGCCATAACGGCTGCTACAGCGAGGTCGATCTTGCGCGGGGAATCTTTGGCGTCCTTGACGATTCTGTTTCCGCGAGTGTCACGCTTGATCTGGGCGTTGTCGAGATGACGAGCGAGAGACTGGTTGCCATCATGGCTGATCTTGCCGTTCATTACCATCTCGTAGAAGCGCTGCGTGGCAGGCCCCATTCTGGTTAGCGTCTGGGGAAAAGCAACCACTGGAAGACCTTCATCCGCAAGGTCTTCAGCCGCATCAAGCCAGAGGTATTCATCCCACGCAATTTCGCGTACAGCATATGTTTTGCACGCTTTGCGAATTGCATCCTTTACCTCACCACGCGGGACTTTCCAGTTGGAGGCGTCAGGAGGCTTCTCCCATGCGCCTACCACTATTACCTGAGGTTCAGCCTCTACGGTAACGGCGACAAGGGCGGTGGTGTCACCCGATAGGGAGCCGTCGAAGCCTAGAACGACACCGCGTTTGCCGGGAGTGAATTCACGATCGGAATAGCAAGACTGCCATGCGCCCTGCGGGAGCCATGCCGTGATGGAGTGTACGCACTGGTTGAGATTCTTGGTCCTGAAGGTGTTCTCGTCAACCTTCTTGATCACAGACCTGAAGTCGTCGGGGTCGATTAGGTCATCATAACCAGGATTGGCGGCGGCCCATACGGCTTCATCTTTATAGTCGGCGTCTTTTGGTGCTCCCCACCACGCCATGAAGAAGGTGGAATCCTCTATTTCGCCACTGGCGACTTTGGCGCCATACTGGTAACGCCTGTAACAGATTGAGTCCTGGCCGGTCTGGTCGGTCTTAACGCCAGCGGTGGTGATGATGATAAGCAATGGGTCCGCACGCGAGCCCTGGGCGAGCGACATAACGTTGTAAAGTTCGTCAGTTGGCGCAGCATGAAGCTCGTCATAGACGATCGTGGTAGGGTTGAGCCCCTCTTTGGTGAACGCCTCAGATGAGAGGACTTTATAGACGCTGCCGTACTCGACGTACTCAAGGGCGTCACGGTAAGGCTTGATCATGCCGCTCAGTTCTGGGTCAAGCTCCACCATCTTCTTCGCGACATTGAAAACGATGCGAGCCTGATCTTTGTCAGCGGCGCACGAGTATACTTCGCTTCCCGGTGGTCCCATGACAAGGCCATGCAAGCCGTATGATGAACCTAGAGCTGACTTGCCATTCTTACGCGGAAGGCCGATCAAGGCTTCGCGATGGCGGTAACGCCCATCGGGGCGCCTGGCGTAGACCATACTGCTCGTGGTTTGCTGCCACGGCCTGAGGCGGATCAGTTCGCCATAGTGGCCACCGATGGACTCTTTTGTTATGCGGCAATAGCCCTCAATGAACTCATCTACGAACTTGCCAAGTCCGCGTTCAATGTCAGGGCGAGGTACGGGTGTTATAATTAGGGGAGGAGCAGCCATCAGACTGCCTCTTCGCTAATGAAAAGTATTCTTCGTTTTATGAACACAATGATATCACCGATCAGCCATTTCGCTTAAACGCGGGAATATTCGGCATGAGGGCGGTGTTGAACACACCATGAAGGAGACACGCATGACCAGAAAATATGGACTCGCGATGGTAGAACCACCGCCACCGCAGGTGGACGAGTCGATCATCACCACTATCGAGCGCGGCGACACGAACAGGCCAAGCAGCCTGAGAAAGCCGTATAACCCCGGGCAGCATAGTGCTGTCGGCAACTGGATTCACGAAGAGAACCGCTGGATAGGACCCGCGATGGTGATTCCGTCCATCCTCATCTTCGCGAGTTTTTATGCAGCCGGGAGCGGTGACGCAGACCTGGGGGCTACTTTGCTCATGTGGGCGTTCATCACGACCGTCGCAAGCGGTATCTTCGTCGGGCTCTTCAGGCCCAGGAAGAAGGTGAAGCGGTGACCGTGATCGTGCTCATCGCCCTGGCGCTATTCGTGTTCGCCTGGATGGCGCCATACGGCGCCGGAAGCTGATCGTCAGGGACGAGGCAAGCTGTAGTATGCTGCCCAGTGGCGCAGGTCTGCGCTAGCTGGAGGCAGATCTGGCGTGCAACCTTGGCCCTTGTAGGTAACTCTGGCGTCAACGACCAGCTTTGTGCCAAGCTGGGAGGGTTTTTGTGCTCCGGGCGCCTTCGCGAGCGCGGATGTTCCTATATCCTTGTACCAGTTACAGCTAGCCGCAAGCTGGGTCTGCTGGCGCGCAATAATGTAACCACCAACAAGCAAAGCGATAACCATAAGGCCGCCGAGCACAGCTACCGAAATCCAGCGCATCATATGCTGCCGAGTAACCGCTCTTTTCAGGCTCGCGTTAACTTCTTCCTCGGTTGGTGCCCTTGCCATCTTGTCGTTATTCACCGTTTTCCTGCCTCTCAAGGCGCTTGCTCAACTTTGCGAAACCGTCTCTCAGTTCCCTTTGCCCCCTAAGGGCTTCATCAACGCGGTTATCCATTCTGGCGGTTAGCTCGGTTACCTGGTTGATCAGCTTGTCAACGGCAGCGCGCCCTGTGGTAATCTCGGTGAGTATCTTGATCTGCGCTTCCTGAGCTTTATTCTGTGACTGCAACTCTAGTATCTTGGCGTCCTGTTCATCATTGCGGAACTTTTGCTCTTCGTACTTTCCCTTCCAGGAATCCGACAGATACTTGAGATTCTGCAAGGCGGAGGTGTTACGGGCGGACCTGAAGGAAGCACCAACAACACCCGCTGCGGCGATGAGCACGCCAACGACGATCAGTATGTTGAGGATTAGCCCGCTGGAGATCACTGGTCAGCCTTCCCGTTCAGAAGGTCAATGGTGTCCTTTACCGCCTTTGTCAGGGCGGTATTCTCGTTGATGAGATGCTTGATCTGATTTGTCAGATCGTTGATCCTCTGAGTCTGCTGGACGTGATGCAGTTGAGCTTCCGCGTTAGTGCGGTCGATACGGTTAGCGGCAATCTGCAAGATGATACCCTGCACGGCAGCCATGCATGAGAGGCCGAGGTTGAGGTGAAGTTCACCTGTGTCATGAACGGTCAGCAGATAGAAGATCAGGAAGCCCGCGATAAGGCCGAGCAGCGTCCAGGTGCCGAACACATTCTTCAGGACGTCTGAGGCACGTTCGCCTACGGAGAGGCTGCTGCCCGTTCTGACGTGAGGCACTTTGGCCCACACGCGACCGCCATGGCGCACCATTATGAGCCCAGAAGACGGCCGAAGTCTGAAGGCATTGCGTAGCCAACCCATTCACCAGGCCAGAAGTTTTTACCTGCGTCCGTTTCAGCCTGGTTCACCAGTTGACTGCATATCATATGGCCGGTGTCATTGATGTAATGCTCAACATGGGGAATCGGAATGTGCATATAGTGCAGGGCGATAGCTTCATAGTCAAGGAACGAGTAACCTACGCCGATGTACTTGCGTGAAGCTTCTCCTGCGGCGAACGGTGTATCAACTATGCCAGTTGACCACTTGTACGGGTGCGCTCCATAATGCCAGGGAACCTCAACGGCACCGTGCGGCTGCGCTTCAACGATATACAAGATGTCATTTTCCCAGCGGGAAGCTATGACAACGTGGTCCCACAAGGGACGTTTCCCGTGGTTGACTATCTGCTCAGCGAACGTAATCCAAGGCCCCGCGCGGCTTCCGGTGCTGATAACGCAGAATTCGCCGGGCTGAACTGCCCACGGCATCTTCCTGACCGACCTCATGATCTCGTTGCCGTCCATATTGATATCCATTCCGCTATGCCCCCCTTGTGTCCTGCTGAAGCTTGTTGAGCTTGGTCTGACGTTCGATTTCCTTGATTCCCAGGCGTGCTCTGTCTGTCGGGCTGAACCCGAGAGTGGAGAGCGCCTTCATTATGACCATCTCACATTTACGGATTTCACCGATCAAAGGGTGAGCTGCATCCTGCCCGGCATATCCCTTGACGATGAGGCCGTCTTTTTCGATGCGAGTCTGAAATTCAGAGATCTGGTCGTAAGCGCGGGCGATGATATGCACCCAATGATAGTCTTCTTCTGAATGCATCCATCGCATACCCGCTGACCATATTTTGTTCCATTGTATCACACCGTGATCCTTCAGATCCACGGGAGGTGCCGGAACGTTGCTGTCCAGGGGCACAAGTTCCGCAGAGGCCGGTGACACCTTGCGGTGGCCTGCGTCCTGGTTGTCGCCCTTGGCCACAAGCTCACGCCTCTCGATTGGCTTCGGAGGTCTTCCTCTTGGCATTAGCTCCACCACCTTCTGCGTCTGCGCGGGCGTGCCTTCCCGCCCCACCGGCCGTATAGGCTATTCTTGATTCTCGCTCCTGCAGCTCTGTTGCAGTGCGCGTGAGTCAGTGCGACCTCGCCGTATGCCCCACCGGAAGCTACAGGGGTAAGATGGTCAAGGTCAAGCGACTGCCACGAGTACATCGGGCTACCGCAGAAATGGCAGATGTCACCTTCGTGGAATTTCATCAGGGCCTGCTGACGCTGAATGGACTGCAGAGCGGGGTCACGCTTCGGGGCTTCGATGGCCTTTCTGTTGACCACACGGCCCTGAATGACCTTTTTACCAGAAGCGCTCACAGCTTTGTCACGAGCGCGATGTACTTGCTGAGGATGCCACTGCGGGCTGGACCACCAGCGTTTAGGGTGAGTGACCAGGTGCAGGAATATCTGGATTGCAGTGGTTCCGAGGATCACAAACCCCGCGATGGCGACCAGTGACAGCATCACTTCGGCAAGGTGAGACATGATCCACATGTAGACGAAAACGCCGGTCCCGATAACGGCAACAGCGAAGGCGCCGCTGCCTGTGCCCTTTGGGCAATGGTGGGGGCACAGATGACCGCTCATATTCTGCCCTTCCTCTCGTTCCATTTGGCTAGCCCTTCAGGATCATACAAGTAGACGGCACCACCAGCGCCCTTGACGGGGCGCTTTCCTATTGGCTCAGGGAAATGCTTGTGGCGGCCACGGGCGTTATGGAGCGACTTGAGGTTGCAATCGACAATCTCAGCTTCAACCGCTTCCGCAAGAGTTACACCTCTCACCTTCGGCGGCGCAGCCTCTATCGCAGCTACCGGCACAGTAACCGGCGCCCTGTTCGGGTTCCCGAAATCGGGAGCGTCGTGAGGAAGAGCTGCGACAGTTCCAGCGAGCGCCATATCGTGAGCTTCGTTTCCGGTAAGCCACCCGATCTGGCATTCGCGGATTCTGTCTGTGACAACCTGAACGCGACCGGTACGGCTGTTAGCGGGCGGCATCGGAAGGTCAGGGCATAGCATTTTCCAGGTGGACGCAGTATAACGCCCTCCCATCATGCGGGTGCCCATGTTCTCACGGCTGTCAGCGAGCCCCGTACCGGCCACAGCGGCGGACGAAAGACGCTGGGCGACAGCGACCACGTTAATACGCACCTGGCGGCCCATGAACATAAGTTCGTCTAGGGCTTCCGAAGCTGGTGAACGCTTAGGCTGGCTGGTTGTACGGATGTCGTTCCAGTATTTACGCAGGCGGTTCTGAGTGACGTTCAGCTCTTCGGTGATCACTACGATACGCGGTCCCACGTTGGCGTGGACGATGCCATCGCGGTCATCTGATCCGCTGGCGACCTCGTTGCGCCTTGCCACCTCTTTCGAGAGCCATAGGCAAGCTTCATGAATTTCCTCAACCGTACGCGCGTAGATGACGTTGGGCAGATCTACTGCCCACGAATGCGACAGCCATTTGATGTCGAGAATTACCACGATGTCGCCACGGTAGAGAGCTTGGGCGGCAATCAGGCGTCCCGTGACAGATTTCCCGGCACCCGTTGGCATAGACATACCTATATGAGG